TTCCATTTTTGCTGATGACCCGCATTTAAAATCAACGAATTATTTAAGTAAGTTTAAAAGCAATAATAATCAATTACGTTGCTATACCGATAATGTTTTAAAAGTCCTCGATCAAGTGCTTTGGCATAATGAAGATCAAAAAAATACCCAGATGTACGGACTAGAATTAGAATGTTACGCATTAGAAAATGCACCGACTACAATAATAAAAGATATTGAAGAAAATTATTTAAAGGGTCTTTGTATATGTAAGTCCGACGGGTCTATTGATCAAAGTAGAGGACTTGAAATTGTTACGACTAAAATGAGTTTTGAATTTATAAAAAATAGTAACTTGTTTTATAATTTTTATGAAAAAATAAAAAATTTAATTGGCAGTTATGAAAGTTCATCTTGCGGTTTACATATACATATAGGACGTAGCACACTTACGAGATTACAGATTTTACGGATTATTAGATTTATAAACAATTCAAAAAATTTTAATTATTTATTTCAGTTGGCGGGTCGTGCATTTTACAGCAATACATATTGTAAGCCAAAATATAAAGATTTAGATTTAATTCAGTTAAGCAATAAATTTAAAAATCAAAAAATAATAATTGATTGCGAAAAGTATAACGCAGTAAACATAGCTAAAAAAGAAACAGTTGAATTAAGAATTTTTAAAGGCAATAAAAGATTTGATGTAATTAACAGATACGTAGAGTTTACAGATTGTTTAATTAATTATACTAAAAATACGAAAATAAGCTTAAACGACTTTTTAAGTTTTGTAGAATTTACGGAAAAAAATAAAAATAAATATCCGTTTTTGCATAAATGGCATAATACTACTATCATACAAAACGCAAAGCCGTTTGATAAAAAATTAAACACAGGGTACGCATTTCCGAAACTTTTAGAAAAAAGAAATATAGAATATAAACCTATAAAATTTGAGATCCTAGAAAATCTAAAATTACCAAAAGTTAGAAGATCAAGAAACAGTTTTTAAAACGTCCTTGCTTAGGTACGTCCCGAACCCGTTTTGTTAATCCTTGATGATCTAATGCAGATTTTTTTCAAGTGAAAATATCAAAAAAGCCAAAAGAGACGAAAGAGACAAAAAAGCCGAATGGGTTGGAACAGTAGTTGGCGGGGACTACATACTAATTTAACCCGTTCAATTAAATATTATTAATCAAGTTTTAAGTACGGGTTAAAGTTTTTGTGTGCCGTCGTCAAGGACGTAAAACTAACTTTACCCGTATAACATTTACAACAGTTATTATTTTTGGCGTGTGCGTGTGCGTGGTGTGCGTGTTTGCGGTTGCAAACGTTTTTTTAATCCTGATCTAAAAAAAAACTTCAAAAATTATTTGATCCGTAAATTATTTATGTTAAAAATGATCCTATGATTATTAACATTAACAAAAATTTAACAAGGCATATTGCGGTTAAAAAAATTAATGTTTTAAGAAATAAGTATTTTAATGCAGTTAAAAAAAATAGATCGTTTTTTACTTTGAATAAAAAATTAGTAGTAACAAAATTTGCAAAATTTTATTTATTGCACTTGGAAAAAAAATATAAAACTTTAAACTAATATTATGGACATTACTTTGATTTATCTTTTGATCGTCTTAGGTTGTATATGTACTGTAATTGGTTTATTTATTGCGGTTGATAAGATTGATAATTATTTAACAAATAAGTATTTAAAAAAACTAGAATTACAAAACCATATTAATAAATTAATAAATAAAAAATGAGTGAGAAAAAATATTTATTAATTTTAGATCAAAAAACTAATAAATTAAAAATGTTAGATAATGAAACCCCAGTTGTTAACAATGAAGATCCCGAACCTTATGAAGAAGAACATAATCGAGTAGACGAGGACGGGAATTGCGTTGATTGCGGTTATGAAATTGCTAGTTGCGATTGTTAAATAGATTTATGAAAAAACAAAAAAACAAAAAAGACTTTTTTAAACCTTTAAAAAATCTAGGATTTAAAAAGGTTAAAACTAATGACGGGTTGTTAATGTTCGAATTAACCCCATCAAAATTAAATCCATCAAAAAAGTAAGATACGGCTTACTTACCCCGTAGATCAAAAAAAACTGATCGCATTGGTAAACAAATAAACCAAAACTTTTTTCAATTTTTTTTATCTTTATTTAAAAAAGATACGCAGTCTTTTTTATTTTACAGTCTATAAACCTTACAATTACTAGTTGTTTTTAATTTACACGTTTTACGAGTACAACTTGGGGTTGTAGGGGGGTTTTTGACAGAGGGTGATAACTAGATACCGTTTCATATTTTTTTAAAAAAAGTATTTGACAACACAGAAAATCACCTTAAAATAGACATAGAGGTCTATTCTCAGCTGGTATACTACTGGTATACCTACTAATATACAATTAGTATAGGAACTAGGTTATAACACTAATAATAACCTATATAACACTTATATAGGAACTAGTAGTAGTCTAATAATAGTATATATTAGTATTATTAGTTATAACTTAATCCAATTATTAGTGTCTCGCTTTCTACCTAAAGCGTGTTCCATAAATCTATCTAGCTCGTTTTGTAGTTTTCTTTCTTTAAAATCTTCTACTTGTCTTGTACTGTCTACTGAAAGTTGTTCAATCCAATATGCAACACCTATAGCTAGTGCATCTATTCTGTCTTCATTACGCAAACAACCACGATCTTTAGTGATTCTAGTTAATTGGTAGAACAGTTGGTAGTGGGGATCGTTTGTATCAAAGTCAGCACGAATAAGCTGTGGGCTAACAATTAGTCTGTGTTGGTTAAGTAATGGCTCTAAAGTGTCTATAATTCTTAATTCTTTTTGTTTAGAGTGATTTACTTCTTCAATAGTTACTTGGTAGTATTTATTAATTATTGGTTTTAGTAATTGGGTAAACATACCATCACCAAAATTACTTTCTACAATAACCATATTAACTTCTGCTTGTCTAGCCATCTTAGCTAAATCAATCAGATTAGATTCACTATAACCACCTTTTAAACCTTTACAAGTATGTACAAACAAATTACCATTTAATTGTTTTATAATAGCAACACCTAGTTCATCACTACCTCTACCACTAGGGTCTATAGCCATAACAGAACCTTTATAAGCATCAAACTCTGTTGATATAAACATAGGTTTGTGGTATTTGTCTCCTGTAAATCCGACACTTGGTAGGTCTTCACAAACATACTCTTGTGATCCTGCCCAAGCTATTTGTACTGGTGCAATCTTATTGTCTATATCCATAACCACTAAATCTGATAATTTAAGTGGAAATCTATCTTTGTCAGATAAAGTAGTATCTAACATAAACTGTAAGGAGAAACCAGAACGACCATAAGAAGCTTCTCTTTCCTTTAGGTCTATATCAGTAAATCTTTTTGGGTCTACAGGCTCACCACTAGCTAGATTACTGTTAACTACAAATGGTGCTAATCGTTCACCATATTTAACAAGTTTACTAGTTTCTGGCATACGGGCAGTCCATATGCGAACTTCATATCCTCTAGTTGGTAAATCATTATACAAACTCATATCTGATTGAGGTGTACCTAAGAATATGATCTTACCATTAGGAGATAATACTGCTTCAAACTCTTTTACACTATCCGATAACTTATCTCTCATTGTTTGTGTTAATGAGTTGTTTAAACTCTCACAGTCATCTGAAATAATATAATCTGCTCTTGATCCAGTTATCTGTCCAGTTATACCAACTGATTTAACACTTGGTGCGTGAGATGCTTTAGCTAAAGCTACATCAAAGGAGACATTACTACCTCTTTGGTCAGCTTTAGGTGTAAGGTGTTTTAATATTTCCATTTCACTAATTAATCTTTTAGTGAACGTACTAAAGTCATCTGCTCTGTTTTTAGAAGCAGAAACAACCAAAAATTTTAAATTAGGATCACGCAACAAGTTCCAACACACAAAGGCACTACATATCCAAGATTTACCAGCACCTCTAAAAGCTTGTATTACACATCTGCGAGGAGCAGTTTGTAAATAATTAGCTATATCGTATTGTACTGGTGTAGGCTCGATATTTAAGTGTTTCCATACTAAATATAAGAAATTCCTAAAATCACGTGTTATATCGTTCATAAATAGCCTTTATTTCTTGTTTAAACGCACGTATATGCGTTTTTTAGTTTACTTCCTTATCTAGCACTATGTCCTGTAAATCTGACAATTTAAAGGGTAATTCTTCGGCTAATTTACCTATTGTATTTCCAGATTTAGGTATGCAGTCTATATTGTTATCTTTTAAGAATTGACGGGCTACATTTAGATCCGCACTTTTGACTTCTGGGTCTCTTATCTTATCTAGTAATGTTTTAGCTAATAGTTCGTGTAAATCCTCTAATGTTTTTATTTTTTCTGACATATTAATATATTTAGTTATATTTGTTTGCTACGCACTCCATAGATAAAACTTTAGCAAGTTTAACATTTGGTTCGTAAGAAAATTGTCTTTCTATAGACAAAGTAATTTCATTGTAATTTTTTTGTACAAATTCTTCACAAGATTTTTTAGTATCAAAAAAAAGACTTGGATTATGAAATGGTATTATTTCGTAATATGTACCCATTATTATACCTAACCAAATTACTGCTGAGTACATTTAATTAATAATCCACTTTTTCGGGATTACTAAAATTTCTCCAAACTCAATAGTCCCGTCTTCTTCTAATGAATAAGTAGAAAAAGTTTTTATGTAATGTTTAGTTTCTTCGAATACCCAACCGCTAGTAATACATTTAGCTGGTTTTAATTCTTTTAGTTCGTCTTTTGTAGACCAACCAGTTTTAGATTTAGCATCTAACCAATGTAATTCTGATTTAAGTTTTTTGTATGGAAAATAGTGTAATGAACTTATATTTTTTTTATCAAGTTTTTTAATCTTTGTAATCTTTTGTTTTGTTCCTTTTTCCATAAAAATTTAGTCAAATATGTATTTAATTTAGTTAGATATTTTGTTATCATTTTTCTTCTGTATTTTTGTATTCGTAGTCATATTGACCAATTTCTTCCTCAGCAGTTGTCCACTTAGGTTGATCTTCTACACTCCAAACATTAGTATTTACAAGTCTTTTAATTAATGGTGGGTCATTCCAATTAGTACCCATATTAGAATCAAATACTCTTATTCTATTATTGGGCTGTATAGCAAAATTACCATTGTCCATTTGTATAACGTGACCGCACTTATGTTGATCTGGTTTAGAGGCGTAACCAAAATCAAGTTCGTTAAAATCTCCTTCACTCCAATCTAAAGTAAATAAGTATTTACCTAATTGTTCTTTTTTATCTCTTTGTAAAAATTTAATTTTACTTCCTGATAATTGATGAAAAGTTGTAACTGCAATATTATATGAGAAACTATCCCATAAACATAATTCTGATAATGGTTGTTCTGGTATTCCTTCTTCTTGACAAAAGGCAGATATAGGTGATCTCCACCAAACCCCACCATCTTCCATTACAAAATTAAATAGTGGTACTTGTTTTGGTATACTTGTTACTCCAAAGACAACACACCAAAAATACTTATCGTGAGAATCTCTTTGATCTCTTAAATAATTTCCACGTACATAGCATTCAATTAATGGTATGTTTGCATTTAGATACATTTAATTTATTACATTTACAATTATTTAATAATGTGCATATACCTATTCTTAATTTATATATACAATTTTTTATTATAATCATTTTCTAAATCTATCCATAATATTCAAACCAAAGCTACCACAATATACAACTAGTACAGCATATAATAATTCCGAGGGTGCTGATTTAATTATCTCAAAACCTTTCATCATATAGGGCTGTAATGCTGGTATAAAACACACAGCTATTCCAACAGTAGTAAAAATAGTAAGCCATTCATCTTTCCAAGATTTTTCGGAAGCCTCTACTTGTGCAACTTGTATTGCCTTAGCGGCTTCTATTTCTGCTACTCGTTCAATCTTTTTTAATTCAAGATAATGTTTTACTTCTCCAATAGTCTTATCAACTACTAAAGATGTAAGGGGGTTTTTGATTAAGCCAATTAAAAAATTAAACATATATTATCTTCTTTGTGTTCTGTATTTACCTCTATTTAGTTTCTTAGAAGTTACTCTTAAATTATCTGGAGAATTGTTCCGTGGATTACTGTCTTTATGGTCTATATCTTTACCATCTCCTTTAGCGACAATACCACGTGCCATAAAATTTCTTCTTGCTCTGTTTCTAGATGCTCTATCTAATTTAGATTCTAGTGAAGATTGATATTTTTGATATTCTAATCTATAATTTCTACGAGCCATTTTTACCTAAAATATATTGCCAGATTGTAAATATTGTACCTAACATAGCGGCGATTCCTATTAAAACTTTTAATCCACCTTTTGACATAGCAATTTGTTGTTTTAATTCTATAATATCCTCACCGTGTTTAGTAATATCAACGTGTATATTTTCTATTTTACTATTCATATCTTTTAATATATGAATTAATAAATTACTATTAATCTGACTTTTTCTACTGGATATTTTTCTTTTTTTAGTTTTCATATTAATTTGGAATAGTCGGTTGTATCTAAACAAGTAACAACCGACTACTTAATATTTAACTAGTCGTTGTCTTCATCTTCAAAATCAGAATTGTAATCATCATCTGAGATGTCGTCTTGATCGTCTACTTTGTTTTTTAACTCTGCCAGTTTGTCTTCAATTTCCTCAATTAAATCCATAACCGACACTTCTTTTTTCTTTTTTCCCATAGTAGTCGCCTTTGGTTGTTAGTTATTTACTTTTTGTTATTTTGAAAAAATACTTCCACAGACTTAGAAAAGTCTTTAAAAGCATCTGCCCAAAATTTCTGAATCTGTCCTATATAATTTTCTGAAGCTTTTTTAATTTCTTCATAAGACGGTATTTCAAACTTTGTAAACATTTATTCTCCTGTATTGTTATTATTTTGGAAAACCAGCTTTCATATTTGCATATGCTTTAGCTGATATTGTAGATTTAGATTTAGGTCTAGATATACCTAATCTCTTTCTGCGATTTATATTCGCATAAAGTCCTTTTCTTTTCATAAGTTTTTTTTAGTTAAGATTTTTTATGTCTATTAGCAAAATTTCTAGCTGCTTCTTTTGAAGCAAACCCCCAAGCACGAAGTGCTAATTTCAAACGTGTTGGTCGTCCTTTATCGTCAGTTAAAGAACCTCTCATACCTGCAAACCTAGCAGCAAAAGAAATTCTACGTGGATTTATACCAGACTTAACTGGAGATTTCAAATTAGAGCCGTCTTTTCTATTAAAGTAAGCTCGTCCTTTAGCGTTAAGTCCTCCACTAGGGTTTTGATATACTTTTTTTACCATATTTTATTTGTTTTTTTGACGTTAGAAAAGACTTATGGTCTTTTATTTATTTAGAAA